CTTACACCAACCAGCCTTACTGTCGTCAACAACAATGATTGTGTTGCTGCTATGAAAGTCTTCATTGACTACGGGTAGCTTGTATACGCTCTCACGCTCAACGCTGAAGCCTACACCTGTACCACACATCAGGATGTACATAGCCTCATCAAATGAACGAGGGCTGTCTACGGGAATGTAACTACAATTGTAGCTACCTACGTGACAACGATCCAAAGCTGGACCAGCAGTCATCACTGCTCTCATAGAAGGCATGACGCCTAAGTTTAGTACAGAGTCCTCTACCTCAGAAAGAAGTGTTTTAGTTTTAGAATATCCGAACGTATCGTGGATGTAGTTACCTACGTAATTGAAGTAACGTGTCACTGTTTCTTGCCAGTCTTCACGGCGTCCTTCTTCTTCTTTCCACCGTGCATAACGGCTGAGTGCAATAAAGTTTTGGTAGTCTGTCGGTAGGGTATTGCTCATCAGTTCTTAACTCCAAAGTCTACCTTGATTACAGTACCTTCGTGTACTAGGTGAGTAGAGGCGTCTGTTTCCTCCTCGTCGTAATCATCGCCAAACAAATACTCTGTATCCTGCTCTGTTTCGTCAAAGGCTTTCTCTATTATCTTCTGTGCTTTTTCTCGAACGTCTTTATCTGATTCATACAAAGGCACAGACGCACAAATCATATGAAGAATATGAAGAATATCCTCTAGCTCTGACGGCTCCAGCCCATGATTGTCAGAAATAAGCGCTGTAATTTCTACTCCGCCTAGCCACTTACCGTCTCTCTTTTCTGGCTTAAGACAGATATAAAAATGCTCATCGTCTAGTGCGTCTTGTAGTGTCTTCATTTTTTCTTTCCTATAAAAGGGATACGTGTTGGGATTTTAGGGTTGGTCTTTTCTTGTAGCCAGTCTTTAGGTATTTTCTTATCATAGAACCGGAAGTCATATTTATAACACCACTGAGCATACGTACTCTTAGCACCCTTGTAAAGTTTTTTATTGCTGTTCTCAAAAACAAATCTTACATCAAGGTGGGGGTATTGCTTCTTAATAGCAAGATGCTTACGCCTATCTGCTGGCATAAACCTACCCTTAGCTTCTATAATAATGTTGTTATGTGTAATGAAGTCCGGTGTGTATGATCTGTAAGCTAAGTCTTCCCACTCTATTTTATTTTTCTCATAAGAGAAGGGTTTCCCGTAAGCCTGTAAGTCTTCCGATAACTTGAGTTCAATTACTGACCTGAACCCTTTACGGCGAGCCTCTAGCTTACGGGAAACTGCCATGTTACCAGCGCCATGCAGGAATAGAAGACTTCATAGACTGAATGTCTCGTAGCTTCTTCTCAATATCATAGCTAGCTGACATCAAGTCTCGCAAATCCTGTTGTAAGGAAGCGTTGATTACTTTCTGGTAAACAGCCTGCTTCTCTTTAAGGTTATTGTAAAATACTGCTAGGTCTTCTAGCTCCCTATTAATTTTTTCTACGTATTCTTTAGCGTATTCTAGTGTAGGAGAATCTTCTTCAAGCATTCGTGTCTTCCTCTTTAATGTAAATATAATCTACGTCTGCCGGAAACTTAGCCTGCGAAGGGATAGAAGGTCGTGTATCTAGACCCTCCCAACACGAATGCTTAAAGTCACAGAACTTACAGGCAGAGTTGAGAACAATGTTACCTGTAGGCTTACCGCGAAACTTTTCTTCTTCCGGCTCGTAGCACCGACGAAACTCATTAGCTTCTAATTCTGTAGCCGTATCTTCTAGCTTAGATACTTCTTTGTCTAAGTCCATAGAGTCAGCAGGTACATATTTGAACTGGCCGTTAGCTTTATTGACTACCCACCAGCCTCCTACTTTTTTGCTTAGTCCCTTAGAATAAACAGCAAGCTGACCCACATAACCAAACGGGTCGCTTGCCTGTAGTTTATCAAAGCTTGCAAACTTATTGGTGTAAGACCACGGCGAAGCCGACTTGACATCATCAACCGCACCATCAATGGATAAGTCTGTTGTGCCCTTGATAGTTACAGTGTCTGTAAGCTTCAGTGATAGCTCTTCAGCATCTTCGTAGTCTACCTTAGCCTCTGTAAGCAGGCCTTTAAATACGGCCTCTACAAAATCACCTAGCACCATGTTGAATAGAAAGGTATCAGGTAAAGGTGTAGCTTTTTCAGGGTGGTTCTTTTTAAACCATAGCTGGCAGTAATCCTGTCCAACATTGGACGCCCTAAGACGAAACTTTTGCCGACCTTCTCCGCTGAACTGGCGGAGCAAGGACTCTCTTACATCACGTGTAATCTGATCAACGGTAGTTTCAGACATAGAAGTTTTACCGTCGCGCAAGTTAGAGAGTAGCATATGTACTGCGAGTTCAGCGGAGTTGTTCATACTTAAGTCTCCTTAAAAAGGAATTTCGTCATCTAGGGTTACGTCAACGAACTCGTTAACAAGAGCCTTCTGATCATCGTCTAGGGTGGCAACATTCTTAGCCTCCCAATCTTCTGACACCCACTTGTTACGTTGCTTGATCCAATCAAGGAAGTTTTTGAAAATCTCTTGGTCTCCTACATCAAGGTCTTTTGCTGTTGTCAAATCAGTAGATTGAACTGGTAGGTAGAACTGATCGCCATTAGGAAGATCAACAGCCTCAGACGTAAGCGCCATAGTGTACTGCATAGGTAACACACTACGCTTCATCATCTGATTAAAAGGTACACCCATAGTCTTAAAGGCATCACGGTTGTCTACCTCCCAGACAACAGGTACTTCATCAGTAATTTCTACAGCGTCACCACTTTCGTTGATAGCGTTTTTAAACGTAGCCAAACCAAAGATAACACGAGTACGCTTAGTAGCTTTGATGATCTTTTGTGTGGGTTCAGGCACACTGTTCCAATCTTCAATATAACCACTAGGCTTACCACAATTAAAACTGCCAGCGCTATCTTTTAGGTCCGTTTTAATGTCTGTCCCCATAACCGTTTTGATATACTCATTTGGCATACCACCCACACCTTTGACAAAACGCTTGTAAAGAAAGCGCTGCATGAAAGGCCGGACAGTTACTTCCGTAGAGTACGCTTTAGGATCGTCACGGGTTGGGCCTTCAAGGCGGTAGGAGCCAGCCTCCACTACCTCAACATTAACCATCTTACCTTTAACTTCTTGCTTAGCGGTAAGAGCTTTGTGCTGAAGGCCGAGACGTTTGAGGGTAGAGTAACCACCCGTAGTAGAGGTTGGCTGAGACATCCCAGCAAGCGCCGCCATTTCAGCGAAGTTCGTTGGGTCGAGTTCTGCTAGTGCGTTCATTCTATCTGTTCCTTTGTAGGTTTTGAGGATATATATATACTCGAAGCAGGAGTGAATGTCAAGCGACATCTTTAACTTCAAGCCAATTAGGTCCGATTTTACATTCGAGTAGCAACGGTACGTTGAAGTCAATGTCCCATTGCTTATTGATAAGTGTAACTAGGCTGTTGTTAGCACGTTTGATAACGTACTTAACCTGCTCTAGCTCGTCAGGGTGTACGTCAATAACAAGAGAGTCGTGAACACTGTTAACGATACATGATTGCATTCCTTTCAGTAGGTGTTCAATGTACAGTAACGTGAATGGTACAATGTCAGCCGTAGCAAACGACTGGACAGGATAGTTTTTGATACGGGTAAACTCAGAAGGGTTTCCGTTACGTCTCCTTGTGATGTTGGGGAAAGCAAACTGCCTACCAGATGGCGTACTGATGAAGCCCTTGTTGAGTGCAGACTTAGCGAGGCTCTGGTGCCACGCAGCGATACCTGCATACTTAGCAATGAAGTGGTGGTAGTAAGCTGCCTCTGCCTGTGTACGGCCATAACCTGTAGCGCCGAACAACGGGGCAAAGGTGTGAGCCTTAGCATCCTGTCGAGAGGTAGGTTGCCCAGCCTCTGTGATAACCTTAGAGGTGTAGGCATGTACGTCAGTACCCTCAAGGATTTCCTTCATAGCAACCTCATCTTGGGACAAGAATGCAGCAACACGAAACTCTAGTTGGGCAAAGTCAGCCTCAAGTACAAGGCCATTGCCCCATCGTGATACAAAGCTTTTCTTGATGGGGAAGGTGTTGCCTCGTGGCATGTTCTGCATGTTCGGGTTACGACCAGAGAAGCGTCCAGTAGCAGTAATGATTTGAGTAAGCTGTACGTGTAGCTTACCATCCGGCTTAGTGAATGTGTCGATACCATTGACAAAGGCAGATAGGTAGCTGCTGATAGCATTCAAGCGCATCATTTTATCTAAGAATGATTTAGCTTTGCTATCGTTAAGAGAGGCAGCGGTAGCAGACAGGACCGTAAGCTCATCCTTTCCAGTACTGAACCCGTCTGCTGTAACCCAAGAGGAGCGAGGTGGCATGAACTTAAGCCCTGCAATCTCACCCCTGTTCTCATAAAGATAACCTTCACCCACACAAGCAGGACACTTCGTAGGCTTGGCCCACCTCTCTCCATTCTTTTTAGTCTTGTAGGTTTTGCCAGACCCTCTGCATGTACTGCACTGAATAGCTTTCTTTTTGTATACAACATCTGACAAACGAGAAACAGTACGGCGATGGTCTGGGCCTGACATACGCTCTGCAAACTCATCTGCCCAAAGCTTTTTGTCTTTAGGGACACGTGAATAGACTAGGCTTGACAACTGGGCAGGGCTGTTGAGGTTGATAGGATAGTCACCCATAAGCTCTTGTGCCTGTTCTTGTAGCTCCTTTCTTAGATTAGCCTGCTCAGTCTCGTATTCTAGACGAACTGCTGCAAGAGCCTCACGATCAACAGCAAAGCCCCGTTGATTCATACGGGCAAGACATGCAGTAACCTTGTTGCTCAGGTCAATGGTAGGTCGCAGAGAGGAGTACTCTGCACTATCAAGAGCGGCGGTCTGAACCTTTTTAAGATGATACGTAGCACGTAGATCGTCGATCAGGTAGTCAGACAACTCTGCGTGAGGTACTTCGTCAACAGAAACCCCGTCAGCTAGATACTTCTTCAGTGTGTCTTGCTTCTTAACGATAAGATTGTGGCGTTCAGAACAAGCGTCAAGAGACACTGCATCCTTAACACCTTGTAGCATTACGTACTCAGCCACCATAGTATCATAGATAGGCCCGTCGTATTTGAACCCGCACTCCCACAACCACACAAGATCATGGACTAGATTATGTCCAACAAGACACGTACAATTTCCCAGAATAGATTTAAGCTCAGAAACATCATCAGGGTCTTTCTCTGTGTGGTTAATAGTAAAGACTTTAGAATCATTGTCCCCTAAAAGAACACCCACCATAACGAGTGTGTTGGTGGGTTCAAAAGGGTCAAAGTGTTTCTTGCCGTCTCGTTCTGTTACGGTATTCTCTACGTCAAGAACTACCTGCATTGGTTGGGCATCCTACTTTAGGGTTATTGGTTAGTCTTTTCCGGCTGAACAAACTCAGCAATGTAGGGCATGACTTTCGCAATTTCCATTGCACACATACGTGCCAACTCTCTATGCTCAGCCTGCGTTGATGGATCAGTACGCAGATCAATATAGTGTATCCAGCTACGGATACTACCCTTCATATATAGTCGAGTACGAGTCAGACCTTCAGGAAGAACTGAACGCATAAGCTCTTTAGCTATACCTTTTTTAAGGCCTGTATCATAAATTTCAAATACCAAATCGTGAACTTCTTTTTGTGAGTTCAACCACCAAGCCCTTAGTTCTGCATCAGTAGTAGGGATGCTACTTTGTCTGTTGGTTGTGTCTTGCAGCCTTGTGTCAACCCAGTCGGTACTCCCTGTTTCTGTAGCAGCATACCGCTGTGAAAATTCCTGAAACGAAAAGGAACGATGTCGAATCAACTGACGTGAGATTGCACGAGTAGTAGTAATGTCTAAGCAACAATCAACCATCTCAAAGGGCGACCAATGACGGTGGTTGATAAGGTACTGGATTAACTTATCGTTTTTAAGATGATTAGAAGAAGATGTAGGATTGGACACACGAGCATAGTATGCTATCTGATCTAGCAAACTAGAGCCTGTCTCCGTCTCGTTCATGCTTTTACTTGAGCCGACTAATGTAGCTTGGTTCATATTAATTCTTTCTGACATCTACGGAGGAAACGTATAATAGGTACAGTACAAAAACAATAAAACAAAACAGCCCTATTGTTGCTAGCACAGATAGTAAAAATGTAATCATATATGTTCGCCCCGTTTATACATTTCTTTTAAGTCCTGTACAAAGAACTCCATCTTATTTAGCTCATACATAATATCAACCCCTTCCTTTTCTCCTAACCTATAACAGGCTTTAAACACATCACCTCTAGACTTAGACATATTCTTATGTGAGATCATATGACGCAGTTCTGTTGCGTGTTCTGGGATTTTGTAGTAAGAGGTACTACCTCCATCGCTACGGGTTTTAATCCTGTCTGTAGGAGGTGGGTCTAGATACTCCTTGATCTGCAAAGCCAACCTCTGTTTATCCTCTTCTTCCTGCAACTGCTCCATTTCTTTTTCTACTTCATACCAAGCTGACATTGTTAAGTATTTCCTTTGTCTGTAATCTTCCAAAGACGAACATAAAAAGACTTTCCCATACTATCTATATGTTCTTGAGGGCATCCATTTTTAGCTACCCATTCAAACAAACCTTCAGGGATAAAGATATTATCGTAGGGTATTACTTTGGGAAACCCATACTTCCATCCCAATGGTATGTCGATGTAGTAAGGCATTAAGGACGCATGACTCCAACCTTTAGTAGGTTAGCAGACGCATTGTAGATGTCGTCGTTACGACGTAACCAACCCTTACCATAGATGTCAAAAGTAGAAAGCTTTTTGTAAAAGTATTCTCGGTTTACATACAACTGGTTGAGAAGTTGTAGAGTCTTACTTTTGTCTGCACTAGGATACCGTTCCTCTACTAGCTTAAGTGTTTGAGGCCCGATGTGTCCGTCATCTGCTGCACCAACCATACGCTGAAGAGATATGGCTGCCCGTGAAACACCAGAGTTAACTGCGTAATCAAAGAGGAAAACATCTACACCATTTGGTAGTTGAGTAGCGCGAAGTTTGTCCCAATAGTCACGGGTGTAAATTTTCTCTGCCTGTTCAAGGGTTAGGTTCTCGATATCAAGATCGGGATAGGACATAGCACTAACGCCATACTTTGTACCCTTAAGTTCCCCCTCTCCAATGACACCTGTTGTCCAGTTACCACGATCCCGTTTATCATTCCCATAACCACCTTCGTGGCCTACGGTTAGTTCAAAAGCCTTTTTAAAATTATACATCCATTTTCTCCGATACCATATACACAACACTGTCCCATGTTACGTGGGTAAAATGACCTGCGTTGTTCTGAACTTGCACACCCTCTGCTGTATAAACAATGCCAACTACATTGTCTACAACAATAAAGGGTGGGCCTGAATTTTTCTCTGCAATGATACCTCGTAAGCCAATCCGAATACGGAGGTTATCAGTTTCATGCTGCGTAATAAGCTTGGGCTGAGTAGGTCGGCCCCGTTGTTTAGCAGCTTCTTCTTTAGAAAAGGGCATGTAGTTCTCCTTGTGTTTGTGTTGTGGTTTTACGCGGTGTACCTGCCGCTTCGCCAATCAAGATCGCAGTGTACTATACCGTGCCACCCAGTCAACTTATTTTTTACGATGTTGATGTGACGTTGTGTATCATCCTCGTCTTGCCCCTCAACAGTGGGGTTCTTAGCGATGAGGACCATAAGATCAGCTTCCGCTGCCTTGCCTGTCTTGCTGCCCTCCATCATAGCTTGATTGAGAACGACACGGCCTTCTGCTTCAGCAGATAGCTGTGACATATACATAACGGCACAGTCATAATACTTAGCTATCTGTCTTGCGTAGACAGCATTGGCACCCAGCACCAAGTCAGGACGAGCAGGGTTGCCCTTCATAGAAGCGAACTTATCTCCCATGTCAAGCACAAGAATGTCAGGGTTAACGTTCTTACAGAGAGACTCAACCCACGCCATGTCCTTGCCTGTTGTATCTTTAATAAAGATGTTCTTCTCTTTTTCCCTCCACTTAGCCAGCGCTTGTGTCTTGTTCTCAGCGATCTCGTCTATGTGCATATTCATAGTGGCACTAAGATACCGTGCTGTAACACGGTGAGCGCTCTCTTCGTTACAAAGGATCACACACTTAGCGCCCTGCTCAGCAAAGCCGTCAGTACCGGCCACAAGAGAGGCGTGGAAGCTTGTCTTCCCTGTATTGGGACGGGCACCTACCTCAATGAGGTGGCCACCACTGATGCCGGAAACCTTACGTGTAAGGGACGGGATGTTGAATACCCAACGCGCTTCTTGAGAGTTCTTTTCTAAGATATAATCAAGTGACATATTCTCCCACTCGATATCAGTCTGTGGTAGAAAGTTGTCTTGGTGGTTGTCCAGTATTCTACGAAGAGGTTCGAGACTATTTTGTGTACCGTTTACATAATCAAACCCTAAGTTAGCAATCTCTTCTCCCAACACCTGTTGGAATAGTTTACTGAACACATCACGTGCTACATCCACACCTAACTCTGATTGCTTTTTAATCTGTAGAAACATACTCTCATATGCTGTCTTCTGTGATGTACTAAGAGAAGGGTTATCAACAAGGAAGATAGCCTGTATCTCATCGGGTGTTATGTCCCTATCGTAGGACGTAATAGCTTTATCAATAGCAGCTTTGATTTTCTTTCCGTCAGATGTAAAGAGAGAGTCAGGACACTTAGCCCCACGTGTAGAAGAGTAGAACTCTTTGTTCATAAGAGATCGTAACAGGGCTAGTTCCATAGCATATTCTCCAATGCCTCAAGGTCAGAAGGGTGTTTGTATTTCAGGTCATCTGTAGTACGTAGAACCTTTACGTCAGGCACTACCTTACGTAGTTGGTTTGCTATCTTGAGTGTCTTAGGTAGAGCATCGGGGTCGAGGCAGATAACAATACGATCTAACAATGGCATGTAACGTATGTGGTCCTCCGATAGCGAGGTGCCTAAGACAGAGATACCTATAACGTTGCCTCGCCCTACAGTATAGGCACTGATGCAGTCCTCTACCAATACACCTACCATACCATTACCGTATGTGTAGGGTACACCAGAGCTAGCGTAACGCAACCACTTTGGTTTCCTATGCTGGCTAATCGCGCGCCCTGCTGCATCCACCATAAGACCTTTGTAAGTGATCGGAAACACTGCTCTGTGTTGCCTAACATCGTACAAAACATCCTTGATGTCAACGTCCCATTTGTCGCACCACCCCTGCAATATATCAGGTTGCTGGTTGACTATGTAGTCAGGTTTATCAAAAGGCTCTGGCCCCATAGACTTAGGGGTAACAGGGTTGAGCAGACGCTTGATGTGTGTAGCTGATAGCGACGTAGTGTCGCGTCCTTTTATGCCGCACCCAGCCTTATAGCAGTTCCATACAAGCTCACCCTGTAAGTTGCTGGCGGTAAACGTACCACGCCCATTACACTTAGGGCAGTTCATGCGCTTAGTTGTGTCAAGCTTCAGCCCTAGCGCAATCACAAAGTCTTTTACTATCATACCATTGACCTTCCTCTGAGTGCTTCTGTCGCACCCCTCAGTGTATTTTTTAGGTACGGTTTAAGAGAGGCGGGGTTTACATGACCTGTTACCTGCATGATAGATGTAACTGGTACACCACCCTCTACCATCTGTGTTGCCCCTGTCCTACGTAGGTCACTAACACGTAGTGTAGACGGTAGCTTAGCTTCTTTAAGTATATCTTTTATAATATGTGACACCATGTAGGAAGAGTAGGGTAGGTACTGTCCTTTATGTGGTGTAACACGAGGGGATATGTAGGGCTGAAAGCCAAAGTCTTTGTGCTGTTGTCGCAACAAACCCATTAGCTTTTCTTCAATAGGTAAGTGTACTTGAGCCTTCCTCTTTGACTGTAGGATAGTGATACTTTCATTGTCAAAGTTGATACTGTCCCATGTTAATAGTCTAGTATCTCCCACCCTTTGCACCCAAGCATAGGTCATGTGAAAGATCAACCCAATGTTCCGCCACTCCCACTTACCATAAGATGTATCAAGGAATTGTTGAACCTGTTCGTGTGACCAGACAATCTTACGTTGGGGTGTCTGTCTTTTCTTTACACGAGAGAAAGGATTGAGACTAACTAACTCTCTGTCAAGAGCATAGTTAAACAACACGCTTGCAATCCTTACCGTTTTGTTAGCAGCAAACACACCACTACCTACTAGGTCATCGTAGTATTCTTGTGCCTGTCTATGGGTAAGGGAACTCATAGGTGGGTCATTAAACATATCAACTACCCTGTTAAGATAGAGCATGTAATCTGCTTGAGTATCTTCCTGTAACCCCTTGAAGTTAGGGGAATGTTTATACTGATAGACCAGCATAGATAGAGGGGCATTAGCTTTCAGGTTCTTATGTTTAAGCTGCCCCTCTTTCCATTCATCTATAGCAGCATTGAACTCCTTAGCAAGTTTGTAGGATGTAGACTGTCTGTTTGTCAATGCCTGTCTACGTACCAATCCTAAGCTTATGTATTTAGGGGGAGGGCGATAGTGGTATATAACCTTGCCATCTCTTTTGATAATTCGTTTGACATACTTAGGTACATCCATATCACCCTCCTGTAACTACTGGTTGAACCGTCCAACATTGGACAGTATGTTTGCTTGCAAACTAATCTTTCGTTCGTACAGTCTCTCCCCGATCTTATCCCAGTTGTCTAGCTCATCCCTAAACATAAGAGCATTCTGTTTTGTTTTAAACTGTGCCACACCCAGTGTTTCTCCATAGGTGTGTACATTCATAACCCATAGGTCGTTAACCTTTTTAGGTTGAGTGCAGTAAACATCTTGCAAGTTATTTGTTTCAAGCATTAGGCAGTATCCTCTTCCGTAATCAGATCATAGATATCACTAGCAGCTACAGCCTCACCCCCGAAATAGACTTCCAGAAACCCTTCGGCTTCCCATAGCTGTAGTTTCTCTTTAATCTTTTGTTTCATTTCTTCCTTAGCTACCTCCACACCTTTTGATAAGCCCTCAATGTATCCAACAAGGTCTGTCTGATGTTGTTGGCCTGTCATGATCCTAAGTTTATGTCCGGCTTCTGTTAGTTTCTGTCCATTTAGGAACCAGAATTTAGAACCGTCACACCACTCGATAGCTGGACCATCTTCTCTGTGTCTCCGTCCATTTAGTAACCAGTATTTAGAACCACTACTGTCCTCAATAGCAGGACCATCTTCTCGGTGTCGCTTTCCCTTTAGATACCAGTATTTAGAACCATCATATAACTCCAGAGCAGGACCATCTTCTCTGTGATACTGTCCATTTAGATACCAGTATCTAGAACCATCACTGTCTACTTCTACTTCATACTTAATCATAGTCTTAGTCTCCTTCTATATATTTGGCGTCCCCGATAGGATTCGAACCTATGACCCACAGCTTAGAAGGCTGTTGCTCTATCCGACTGAGCTACGGAGACTTACTTTCTGGTGTGATGTATGTCCCACCAGTATGGTATGGCTGTGTGCTTCCACTTAGCAAAGTGGGCCTTCTCACCTTTGTAGTATGCGCGATATGCCCCAACAGGATCACCCTCCCGCTTGTACTCATCCGGCATACACTGTGGTATCTCAGTGAGATTACCGAATGGCATATTCTTAGGCTTGCGACACAGCATAGGTACAAGACGCTCTGTGGCATGATCTTTACCATACCTGCGAGTGTACTCATCCATACACTCACCCATCAGCGTGTACAGCCACAGATAGTTCATACTACTTTCTCTAGCCCACACTGCTGATGGATGATTGACGTGTGTCTTTTTGTAGATGCCTTCCGGTGCATCCTCCCCGTCGAGTACATGATGTGCAGTAGACAATAGCTGTCCGTACTCCAGTATCATCTTGACAATGTGCTTGTCGCAATGATCCTCCGCGCATTGCGCCGGATCGTCCGCTAACTGGAAGATGTTCATTTCAATTCTTCCTTTGTCATAATACTGAAATCAGGATCATCAGTCAGTGACACCCACCTCCGCTCACCAGTCCGTTCAGACATCACAGTAGCGAATGGTCCCTTCAGATGAGCGTGACTGGAGGCTTGAATAGAGGGCGATGTCCAAACCATTCTCCATTCAGCGCCGTGTTCTCGGATGCGGTTCTTACCGTGTTGGCTTATGCCTTCAAGTAGTAGCATTATCGAGTCCCTTCTACATAAAAGATGTGATCTCCAATCTGAGCTAGCCTAACAAAGTCAGGAGACTTTGACCAATAAGGTTGCACATATGTCGCATGGTAATGTGTCGCACCTAAGTTTTCATAGGGTGCATCATATGCTTCTTCAACTGCTGTCTTAGCTGCTTCCCACGCAGCCTTATCACGGGGACGTTCAGGCTTGCCATCCCAATAGAATGAGAACTGGTGGCGCTGCTTCACTACGTCGCAGATGTTATCAGGAAACCCTGAATGGTACACCCTATTGGAAATGACATGGACAACTTGTCGCTGCCCTTCAGGGGGTTGATTGCGAGCCTCGTAGTACACTGCAATAGCAGCACACAAGAATGCTGTTGTCAGCATATTGTATTCCTTTGTTTAGAATCTACTTAAGAACCTAGCGATGGGGTGGACAAAAGGTAATAGGCCCAGCGCCATCATAAGGTTTACACCTGTATGGGCTATTGCAATTCTGAGTGTGTCACCTTTAGGTAAACCATCCGACACAAACAAACCTGCCAACCATATAGTACCAGTCGTACCTATGTTTGCACCTAGCACACATGCAATGGCAGCAGGTAAAGGCACTGCACCCGATGCTACCAGAGCAATGATTGCAGTGGTGGACAGAGAAGATGACTGCCACAGCAAGGTCATAACTATACCACCTAAAAACATCCAGTAAGGATTGTGAATAAAGTACGACAGGTGATCCATATTACCCATCGACTTCATCCCACCGGAAAACATTTTCAGTCCGATATAGAATACAACCAGCCCAACAAGTGTAGTTGCTATAGGATTACCTAATTCTATTTTAGGTATCATGCTGCAAGCGCTAGGAATGCAGGATGGCTCACCCAATCATTGACCTGTTGTTCACGCTTGAACATTGTAACTGCCGCCGTATCAGCAGCAGTCTCACGTAGCTTGAAACCATTACGTTCGTCTGCATAAGTAGCAAAGTTAGTTAGTGCGCTGTAAAGACTGAACACATTGTGTCCACGTGTCGAAGCCTCATTGAGGTACAGAGTAGTCAGCTTCTCTGCCTTGCGATCTGACTTGACGATAGCCTTGAGAGCATCTTGCACCCGCTGCACTACCAACTGTTTGTCAGCCCATGTCTGAAGCAAGCGACCATGTGCATTGAACTCTACCTTAGCTTCGTTAAGCTCATCAATGAACGTGTCCAGATTCCAGTTGGTAGTATTCTTCCGGCGGATACGAGTGTGATCCCCCGATAGCATCCCGTTCGTACAGAACTTATCAATGGCACCATAGAATATTTGATTAGAACACAGGCCATCAAGACCATGTAATGCAATGACACGTTGAGATACCTCTGTTTCATGTCGGTCAGTTGTAACCGTGTACTTCACGTTAGGTAACGTGATGTCCATCAGGGCAAACGCACCAAACCGAGAGGTTTGCCACCGTACCTTAGCGTCGTCCAGATCATTCCAAGATAGCGTGTCAGTAATAGCTGCCTGAACACGGCGGAAAAAGACAGGGTGTGGGTTGACAGGGTAGCCTCGCCCAACAATACCCAACACCTCACCGTTGGACTGATTGACCACGTACTTTTTTCCTGTCATACGAGTAGGTTCATGGGCTACATCGAAGTTAACGTTGTCTGGCAGGGAGCCAAAGATGCGGGGGTCAACCCCGTCTAACGGGAAATCTAAAGGCATTGTGTAGTTCCTTTGTAGTGTCCAATGTTGGACGGTTAATCGTAGGTTTCCGTAGCTACCCATTCAATAGTAGCATTAGGATACTGCCACTGCAATACAGTCATTGCATGTTCAAGGGCAATCATAGGATCATCAGTATCACTGACCGGAACGGTCGCAACGTGATCGTTGATACTAAATTTCATATGGTGTTCTGGCATACTACCCTGCTTTCCTTGTCTTAGATGTTTCTCGAAACACGGTAGAGAAACCCTGACCCTCACGAATCTCATAGATACCACGCTCACGCAATGGATCACTGACACTACGAGGGTAGTAAGACACTTGCTTACCGTTGTCAACCCTTACATAATGTTCCTGAAACGTGAGGCCATAACCCTGATTAACTTTGTTTGTGCGTTTGATACGTGGGGTTTCCCCTTTGAGTACGGCAGTCAAGAGGTAGAGCTTAGTTTGGATGTAGTTTTTCATGTAGTTTTTCCTTTAGCAGAAGTCACAATTGAGGCAGTAGTAGGAAGAGTGGATAGAGTGGACACCCCAGCAACCAGACGTTGGTTGTAACCTATCTGTGAAGGGGTTAATTATCGCATCTTTTTGGGGCAATGGTTTCAGCCTAGCCTTACGATCTAGCCCCAAAACTTTCCGAAGCAAGGGTTTTATTTTAATTCTTTTGTTATACCCATCCCTCACCTCTACATTTTTATCGGACAGCAGGAGGAGCCAATCTTCAAGACGAAAAATGCCTTCATCGGGGTAAACATGCAGGGCAAAATCCCATCCTGCACTTAGTTTACCAAAGTGCTTTCCATTACTGGAGTTTGTCGCACCATGTACGTAGTAATTTGTTCCCATTATACTTTCCTTTTACCATAAGACTTCACCATCTCAACGATGGTATCTGTCGTGTCAAACTTGTAGCAAGCCATGCAGTCCTTGCACTTTTGTCCCGTACAATTCTGCCGGTCCACATCCTTGTCAACGGATACGTTGTTGAAAGATTTGTCAAACCCTTCGGGTGGCTTGTCTAGTATAGAGTTAAGCTTAGGGTTGCTATAGATAAGTACCACATTGGCAGGCTTATCCCCAACCTTTTTAATAAAGTCCTTGCGCTTGGTCCATAACCCGAACGTCGTATCGGGATTGGCTTCGGCAATAGCGTATAAGTTTTTGAGGTGCTGGAGATTAATCAGTTCCCCGTGAGCTTGAAAGCGAAAGTATGCCGCATTGATAAACGGTATCTCTCTAGCTTCAAGAGGGCGACTAGATAGCAGATCACTGTTACGTTGCAAGGCAGGCTTGGCATTCTTACGAAACCCATCCAGCATAGAGTGGCTGTAACAGAAGCTACAGATAGTCTCACGCTTAGCCTTGTACATTTTAATACAGAAATTGTTGGTGGTAGTGTTGGTGCTGATAGCATGTAAACCATCAAGCTTACCTGACATCGTGCTAATGTGAACTGCTGGCTTCATAGTCATTGCCCCTCTTGCTGTCCAATGTTGGACGGTTCAGTTTTGTGCTTGGCCTTACGGATATATACTTTACAACTAGGCACAATTCGTTGCTTGTATGCAGCATTTCTCAATGCCTTACCCGCAAAGCTACGATTGCGGCTGAACTTTTTCGTGGATCGTTTCATTCATCATACCCTGCCCATGAGGCGAAGAAAACCCACAACCCTAGAAAGATAGATTGAGTGAAGCAATGAACAACGATAATGTTATTACCAATAACGAAACCGTAGGCGGCAACCCCTAGACATACAAAGATTGCAATAGTAGCAATCCATATGATCATTCGGGTATATGTAGTATCTCTTTTGAAGGCAATGTCAGAAAGCCCTGCTATCATCCGCTTATACATAGCGTTTGGTTCCTTGTTTGGTACTGTCCAATGTTGGACGGTTCGTCTCGTATATACACACATCTTACTAAGAGTACCTAACGTGTTACCCTTCACTAAAGTTCAGGGTAACACTTAGGTACGTCTAAGGGCTAGGCTAACAGCTTGGCTAGTTCTGCTAGCTCGGCTATATCATCACGTCGCTTGGCTTCCAACCGCTTAGCCTCTTGCCGGTCAAACCATTGACGTGAAACCCCGCCAGCTATCACATCAAGATCACGCCATTCAGGGCGAGCATCATCATCTACACCGTGACGAATAGGAAACATGGTAGAGGATGACCGGATAGCTTGGATACCGTAGGTGTTATGCATTGCTGTAACCTTTCGTTAACTGTCCAATGTTGGACGGTTCATCTCTAAGAGTACCTAACGTGTTACCCTTCACTAAAGTTCAGGGTAACACTTAGGTACGTCTAAGGGGTTAAGCGGCGATCACTTGGCTTTCAGCCACATCGTCATTCCGCTTGCCAGCAGCTTCCAAGCTAGCTTGTAAGAGAAGGATAACGTCCTCCACCATCTGACTATCAGCGGCAACCTTCAAGATACTCTTGGCAAGGTTGACGGCGTTGACTTCCATCAATTCCTCTTTAGAGGTTTCGGCTTTAGGCTCGGCCTCTTTAGGCTCTGGCTTAGCGTCTGTTGCTTTAGCAACTACATCATCTTTCTTTTGAGCCTTATTGAAGGCTGACTGCATAGCAGTAAGACTGTTGATGCTCTTGCCGTTGGCTTTCATCCATGCCGTTACTTCGTCACGGTTCCGGTGGAACCATAGTGCTTCACTACGGCGACGGCGATCAATGTTACCCAAACCGGCTTCACTTAAGAGAGCCGCCTTAGCCTTGCCTTGAAGGTTGTGGGTTACAGCTTCAAGGTCCAGCTTGTCAAGCAAAGCACCAAGCTTGGTGTCGAAGCCACCCTCTTTGAGGGAGGTAGTCATACGCTTTTTATCTGCCTTGCAGATTGAATCCCATTCGGTTGCTAAGGCCTTGCCTTGCTCTACAAGTTCCGTAGGAATTACAAAACCTTGTGTCGTAGCGGCTTGATTCGTAGTCATGGTGTTAACCTTTCAGGTTAGTTACTGTCCATCATTGGACGGTTTGGTTTAGCCTAACTCTCTAAGAGTGTCTAAGTGATACCCTTCACAAAGTTTCAGGGTATCACGTAAGACCCTCTAAGCTAGCATCTCGATTGCCTCTTGAACGTCGGCCAAGAGATAATGCGATTGATCCCCTAGATCAATTAGCAGGTCAATGCCCTCCAACCCTGATTGCTCAAAGAGCATGACGGCATGGCGACGAAGGATTAGGGATTCGGTGAAGACGCTGGAAGTTTGGGGAGTCATGGTTTCTACCTTCTCTATGTTCTTTCGTAGTCTCACAAGATGTTCGACTACAAAGAACTTAGAGAAGGATAAGGGGTTTGGCAATAGGGTTTGTGAATTTAATTTTCAGTACGTAGTACTGGGGGTCGTGACGATGCGCGCGTGATACATGGCGTATGATGACGCGATCCTCTGACATGTCGTTTCGCAGGCGGTTGCAGCAAATCAAAGATTTGTGAAACTGGCGCGTGAAACTCATGCGAGGCTCTTCAATTTGGGGGGTAGGGTAAATAGGTTGTGCACCAAAACAACCTTGCAACTTGGCTCCTGAAAACTGCCGGATTCAGAGTGACCCTAAAGGGGCTGGAGTATGGTATATCCTTTGTTGATTGAAGCTGTATCGTTTAACCTTAAGAGGTTAGGTAGTGTCCGATGATGGGCGTTTAATACTTTCTAGCAAAGCTAGGCCTTATGTCATGATGCGCAATGATGCCAGCGCCCGCGCGAGCGTAGGCGGGCAGGGGCCACCCCCCCGTACTACGTATATATATACACACAAACCCACAGATTAGGAAAATATAAAGTGTTAACCACTGAGTATTTAATCCATATACATGAATACCAACATCATCAAACACTACGAACAAACCTTCTACTGAAAACACTACGCTTTTTCTGTCATAGGCAAAACCTGTCAAGCCCTAATCACTCCTATATCCTTCCACAATACGGAAAACATACACTTAATGTAGGTCTAATTGTCGCAGTATAATACTTTAAGGGTTGACTTACGGCTAAAAATGCTTATAATTCTATTTTAGGTACATACTTACTTCTTATAACCAGTAAGGTTAAAGAAAAAAGAACTTAATATAAAATATATAATCTATAAAAAGTTCTCAATAAGTTATAACCTTCCTCATATAACCAGTAAGTCTTATAACCAGTAAGGTTATATAAGAATAAATACGTAATTTCTTTATATACGTATATTATATTTTACAATAGAGGTTGACAGTGGCTAAAAAATCTGTAAAACTAAAACCAGAAAAACATGTTCTGTATCATTTTTATAATTCAGTCCATAATGGTACACTTGAAAACCTTCATTTATTCCATTCCGATATATATTATATCCGTGAAGCACTATTTCAGAAAACAGGTAAGACGTTTAGCCTTAGTGATATTGAGGAATCTGTAGATAAATTTAGGTCAGCAAAAGAAAGTACGTAGATATGGCTAAACAAGAAACCACAACGGACATAAAAAAAGCTATAAAAGATAATATAACTTTGAAGCTGCCCGGTACCCCTCCTATATCTAACTTTGGTACGTACTATAATAAAAATCTTAGTGGTGTAGCTGTTTCAACGCTAGAACGTTCTGCTAAACTAGAAGGTGGGTTTCTAGATTTCTTGGGGAATGTTGAGCAAAATAAAACAAGCACCTATAGTTCAGGTGGGGTGGTTAAGTCTAAGCGCAAGCCAAAGCCTAGTACCCGTAAGAAACTATCACGGGGCCATACTGATCTGCGGTCTAGTCTCTTTTTTAAATAAGGAAATTAACTATGAGTGTAGGCTCAGCAATATCTAAAATGTTTACGCGTCAGTTTAAAGTTCCTACTCCGGGCATTAAATCCGCAGACGGCAGTGATGCAAAAGCTATGCGAGAGGTTGAAAAAGGACTTGCTGGTAAAGTAGATGCTGGTAAAGACCGTCCAGCTTTTTTACCCCCACCGAAAAAGATTGACAAAAAGATTGTTGAGCTTGAGAATGCTGATCGTGCCGATAAGTTAAGCAAACAAGATAAAGCTGATCTGAAGGAACTAAAAGAATACCGTAATAAAATGGATGCAGAACAAGCAGATCGTCAGGAAGGCC